TTACCCAGCAATAGGATTAAATCTCACCGCATCCTGCAAGTAATCCGGCGCAAGATGGGCATAAATCATCGTTGTCTGAATCTTTGCGTGCCCCAGAATTTTCTGGAGCGTCAGAATATTGCCGCCGTTCATCATGAAATGACTGGCGAAGGTGTGGCGCAGCGCATGAACAGCCTGGCCATCAGGAACATCAGGTGCGACCGTTTTGATGACATCGCGAACCAATGGATAATCCAGCGTCGGAAACACCAGTTTCCCGCCCCGTTTTTTGATCTTTTCAAACAGGCTTTCAGAAATAGGAACGGTACGGTTTTTGCTGTTCTTCGTTTTTGAAAAAGTGATTCGACAATGAAGAACACGGCGCTGCTCCAGTGCCGCTACCTCGCCCCATCGCGCCCCGGTCGACAGAAGGATTTCGACAGCCAGCCGTTCATCGGGATTTTCAGCCAGTGCATCCAGCAACTGAACACATTCAGACTTACTCAGATATCCCATTTCGCGCTCGTTAACCTTCATTCCTTTAAGGCCTTGAACGGGGTTATCGTTAAGAAAATGGCCGGATGAGATGAGTGCGGTAAACATCGCGCTTAACGCCCCAATCTCTCGATTTATGGTGCTGGGCTGTATCCCCTGCTCTATCCTGGACACACGTAGCTCGGTGAGCATCGTTGTATTAAGTTTATGCACGCACGGGTCATCCATTGCCTCACTCAAGCGCAGCAATTTAAGGCGCGTGTTATGCCCTGACTTCATTAGCTGGCCGTGGTATTTCCACCACAAGTCAATAAGCACTGACAGAGGACGGCGATCAATAGAGTTTCCTTTCCACTCATTGTTATGCTGTTGCGCCAGCACCCACCGCTCATATAAAACTGCATCCGATTTCGTTTTAAATTTTTTACGAATGCGTTTGCCTTTACGCCCCTCCGGGCGCATGTCAAGAAGATACCCTCCCGGAATTGATTTTATGCTCATTCGTGAAACCCCAGCGTTACAAGACCACCATGCCCCCAGCGCTCCATGATTAGCCGGGCTGTGTGCCAGTCTTGCGGGGTTTTTGAGAAGGCGATGTGCTTTTTGGCCCATCAGGGGAGAGAGACGGACTGATCTGCCCAGCAGCCTCATTTGTTTTTCCCGTCATAAGCCAATTCATGTACTTAAAAAAGCGAGGGTGATTAACAATCTTGATAAGCACTTCGCCCCCTATGTTTTCAATCCGCCCCGTTTCATAACGACGCAAAGTGCCGATAGGCACATCAATCAGGCCGCAAAATTCTTCGCGCGTTAAATCCTCTGATTCACGAATCACTCTAATTTTTTCACCGATAAGCATTGACAGTGTTCCTATAAGTACACTAAGCTTGCGCACAAGGTGTACTTATAAGTACACCAAGTCACAAACAACCACAGATAGCGCAGGTTATCACACATGGCAAAAGTCCTGAACACACACGAACAGGCAGACTTTGAGCGTTTAGCAGCGTTCTATCCCTACCGCGATGAGCATGGGTTACCAGTACTTGAAGAAAGCCTGAAAGATTACGCAAAGCGTACCAACCAAGCTGTTAACACAGTGAAAAGACAGGCTGACAGAGGTTCAATTCCCATCAACCAGGATGAAAAGAACTCAAGACGCACAGTAAATCTCTTCGCTCTTTTCCTGAAAACAATCAGGAGCGCAGAGAAATACGTGCAGATGACAAAATAACGAGGTGTCATTTTATGCTGAAGCAACGCCGTAATTTTCGTACCGGAACAGAACGCCACGCTAACCATTTCGCTACCAACGCATCACGCAGCAACATCCGCTACAGTCTGAGCGAGACGCACGCAACACCTGATGGCCACACAGTAAAACAAATTGGCGAACACACCTGGCTAATTGAAAAAGCTGGAATCGTGGTTCACAGATGCCCACGCAATCCGTTTACCGGAAACCGCATTTTTGCATTGAGCTGTGGCGACAATCAGTTCGGACAGGATTTCACATTATACGAAGCACTTCGCACGGTTGATCGTCTGCTTCGCGGGCAAAGTTTTATTAAACAGACTGATTTATAACAGGTGATTTATGACCAAAGAGTATGCACAAGGTGTATTTATCCGTTTTATTGATTTTCGCGGTGAACTGTTATTACGTGCATCAGCTATTGATGCTGTAGCCCAGGCAGAAAAAAAAGCAGTTACTCACGTTTATGCGAACAACGCACAACTGATCGTGGAGCTTCCGTACCAGACCGTTCGCGAAGCCATTAGCGAAGCTGAAAAAGCGCGCCAGGCTAATGGCGATGAACCTTATATCGAAATTATTTGTATGGATTCAGAAGCTGAAATTAAGAAAGCAGATTAAAGGGCGTTGTGATGGGCAAAGAATATAAAACTCTCATTAACAAAGCACTTGAGCGTTTTTATTTTCGCTTAAGCGCATCAGGCGCTCATGCTGAACGTGCAGCCCGTGACTCATTGACCAGGGCAATCCGGAGTCTGTATGACGTGGCTTTTTACGCTGATGATCTGGATGCACTAAACGAACTTTCCGAGCTGATCTGTGCCGCAGAATGCGGGGAACATATTGAACCGTATAAGCTGGGGAATATCGCATGAGTATATTTATCTCATGGCTTGTTCTGATTATTTCGGTGGTCTGCGCCATTGGGATTATGCGAATTATTAATTCAGTGAAAAAGATCGAGCGTTTTTTCTCTGATGAATAACGATACAAATAAAACATCAAATTAAATAAGAAAACGTGAAAACCATCCGTATTAATGGAGGTATTCGCACGCGTAAATAACGGAGATATAAAATGAAAGCAAAAGAAGAAGGCATTATCGACACATTAAAAAAAATATCAGAAGCGGAAGATGAAATGGCTAAAGATGCCGTGAAGCGTAGCCAACATATGGCAGCACTTCACGCACTGACCATTGCAAAAATCACCGCTGACGCAGCCAAAATTATTGAGGAACAGGGCAAAGAAATCGACACTCTTAAAACACAGTCAACAGTTGCAGCCATGAATCCGTCCAGCATTGGACGCCGCATTTACATTCTTGGTTCGGCAATAATGACGCAATACACCATTATTGCCGAACTGCACGGCAAATACCTGATAACGCCTTACCACACAAAAGAGTCAGAGCTTCTGACAAATCTCCGCCTGATAGAACGCTCTCAAGCTGTATTCATTGATGACGCGCAACGTGCCGTATTTAACGCATAGGGTTACTGGACAAAGGGGGCGCAATGGCAATTAAGCATTTTCCCGTCGTTCGCTTTACCTCCAGAGGGCGCGAATACGAGGTCGACGAACGCCTGATTACCACTATCGACAAACATCGTTCGGAAAAGGATGCACACCACATCTACCTCACTGACGGCACTTACTTCTGCGCCACCAACGTGGCGCGAGTAAATCTTATCCGACAGGTACAGGAGCCACGCAGATGACCATTCTGGACTACATCGCTACTCATCCGGGGTGTAGCGGCGGAGAGATCGCCGCAGCACTGAATACCCCAACCACAGCCATTAATGCTGAGTTACGCCGACTTTGGCGCGGCGGCTTAGTCATCAGAACAAACCGCAGCACAGGTGGTCGCGCTCGCAAAACAGGAGGCCAGGCTTCTTACCACGTAAACCCGATGCCGTTCGGGTGTAGCAATCCACTTACTCACATGTTTAACCAGCTACTGAAGGAAGCCAGAGCATGAGCACCATCAACCACCAGAAGCTACGCGAACTGGCATTTGCCCTGCAACGAATGGCAACGCCTCAAAAATTACTGGCATTTCGCGCAATGCTCTCGCCGTCTGCTGTGCTGGCACTGCTGAATGAGCTGGAGCACGCCAGAACCACGGCTCCTGCCATTCGCCTGACGCTCCATCATGAAATCGCTGATTTCTGCGCGACGTTGGAGGCGCCGGGCGAACCGGAAACGCCGGAAGCAATACAGCAAGAGCTGCTGCAACGCATTGACAAGGTTTTTGATTTTTTTCTGAACCAGTAAGAAACCAGAACATGCACACACAAAAAAACCGCTTGCCATGCCGCAATCAGTCAGGTTACATTTCCGCTGCACCTCATAAAACGGGTGCCGGGATTTCCACCCCGCTGACAACTACAGCGCACAACCGCGCCAGCGGTTTTTTTGTGCGTACTGTATCGCCACGTCTTTTTCGCACACGAATTATGGTGGGGCGTACGGGGCCGACTTCGGTCGGGCCGGGTTCTGTAGTTGCCGGTTGTGGAAACCCTGTACGTCTCACCACCCCGAGTTTTCCACCTCTGGATGGTGAGTTTTCAAAACTTGCAACTACAGAGGCCACACCATGGCAAACCGCAAACAGCACCGCGCTATCGCGGAGCGTCGTCACATCCAGACTGAAATCAACCGCAGACTTTTCCGCGCATCACGCGTCGCGCAAATCATGCACATCAATATGCTGCATGAGCGCAGCCACGCACTATCAAACATCTATTCTGCCGCTGTTTTCAGCTATCTGGCGGATGATCTGCACGAGCTTCAACAGCTCATCCAGCAGCAAAACAAACTCCATTAATTCCTGTTCCGGGCCTTTCCTGCACCTTGCGGCGGGAGGCCTTCGCACATCTGTAACAAGAGGATTGCCGCAATGATTCTCGCCAACGACTTTCTTGAATACCTGCTCAACACAGAACGTGATCTTGCCGCTCGCGTGCGTGATCGTTATGACATGTACCTGAAATCCCTGCCTGTACCGCAGCTCGCTGACGGAAAGATTGTTATTGATGGTCGCTACATGATTGACAGCCACGAGGGAAATTACAGGCTTTACCGCATTGAAGGTGGCACCCCGTCCGTTATTGGCATTTACCAGCGCCCATCCTCTGCAATCGTCGATGTGATTGCCGACAGCATCCGCATCACACATCGCCATGCCGACACAGAAGACACCGTGCTGGAAATTCAGCGGCTGGCTACAGTCTGCCGCGACACCCTGAATGGCATGACGAAGTAAATCATTATGACGGCAGAGTACATCAGGGACTGGCAACAACCGCGCCACGCAGTGGGGCGTGAAGGAACGGGGATCCCCGCTCCTGAATCCGCACTTTCCTCCTGGCTGGATGCCTACCGGGCAGAGAACGAGCGCCGCCAGGAAATGGCTGATGCGGCGTTCTCCGCCACGCCGCTGGGCAACCTGATTAATAAAAGCCTGGACGCACAGGAAAAACAGGACAAAACCATCACACTGGCAGGAGACGCCAGAAAACAGGCACGCGGCGCGGTGGATGAAGCCATGGCCTCGCTGCGCCTGCTGCCGTCCTATCTGCGCGATCCGCTTATTCGCCACCTCTCCTTCCTTCGCAAAAAACAGGAAGCCGATCGCCGGAAAGGCAAAAAGAGCTGGCAGGCGGAACGCTATGCACGCGGAACCCTGCGCAAAATATTCGAACGTCTGGATCGCACTGACGGACGCTGGCTGACACCGGGTTATCGCTCCCTTGCCGGACGCGAACGCCTGGACGATTTGCTTTACCTGCCGCAGCTCAACAAACACCAGATACAGACGCTGGCCACCATGACGGCGGCGATGTTCAGCAGCACCTTCGAAAAGCTCTGCGATGGCTTTGGCGCGACTGATGGCGAGCTGACCATGGATGTAACACTGAAGGCGTATCAGATGCTAGCCCGCATGGCGTTACACCTGCACGCTATGCCTCCACATTATGACGCTCTGACAACAGACAAAGACCGGAGGAACGAACCGGACACGGAGCTGCTGCCGGGCGCAATCCTTCGCCTGACCTGTGCGGAATGGTGGAAACGCAAACTGTGGCTGTTACGTTGCGAGTGGAGAGAAGAACAACTCCGCGCCGCCTGTCTGGTTTCCAGAAAAACATCGCCCTATCTGAGCCAGGACGCGTTAAGCGAGTTTCGCGCACAGCGTGAGAAAACACGCGATTTCCTGAAAAGTTTCATGCTGGAAAATGAAGACGGGTTCACGATTGATCTCGAGACGGTGTATTACGCGGGAGTAAGTAACCCGGTCCACCGTAAAGCAGAAATGATGGCCACCATGAAGGGGCTGGAACTTCTGGCCGAAGCCCGTGGCGACAGAGCGGTGTTTCTGACTGTCACCTGCCCGTCAAAATACCACGCAACAACGGAGAACGGTCATCCGAACCCCAAATGGAACGGGGCCACCATGCGCGACTCCAGCGATTACCTGGTTAACATGTTTTTTGCGGCGGTCCGCAAAAAACTGAACCGCGACGGTCTTCGCTGGTATGGCATCCGCACGGTGGAGCCTCACCATGACGGCACCGTGCACTGGCATATGATGGTCTTTGCACATCCGGACGAGATTGAAACCATCGTGTCCCACGTCTGCGATATTGCCATTCAGGAAGACCGCCACGAGCTGGGCGATGACATAACTCCTCGTTTTAAGGCGGAGTACGTAGACGGCTCAAAAGGCACGCCAACCAGCTACATCGCCACCTACATCGGAAAGAACCTGGACAGCCGCGCCGTGGATGGCATCGACCCGAAAACGGGCAAACCACGCGTTGACCACGAAACCGGAAAATCAATGGCCGAGAGCGTGGAACGCGCCATCGGCTGGGCGCGCCTTCACCGCGTCCGCCAGTTCCAGTTCTTTGGTATCCCCTCCCGTCAGGTGTGGCGTGAACTGCGTCGCCTTGCCAGCCAGATGGCACGCAACCCGGAAGGCCCGCAACGCCTGAAGGATGACGCAATGGATGCGGTACTCGCTGCCGCTGATGCCGGGTGTTTTGCCACCTACATTGAAAAACAGGGTGGCGTGCTTGTTCCACGCAAGGACTACCTGATTCGCACCGCCTACGACCTCGCAGATGAACTGAACGATTACGGCGAGCAGAGTGTACAGATTTACGGGATCTGGTCACCACTCATCGGGGAATCCTCCCGTGTGTGCACGCATCCGGATAACTGGAAGCTGGTAAGACGCAAACCGGAAGCGGAAGACAGCGCCCGCGAAAATGGTTTTGACCTTCAGGGCGGCCCTGCCGCCCCTTGGACTCGTGGCAATAACTGTCCCCGTGTACAGGAAACGGACAACAACGGGACAGAACAGCCGGAAGAACGGCCAGCACCGTGGCCGCAGCTCCCTGACGGCATTGAAGTGAATGAATGGATGCGCTCACTGAAACGGCACGAACGCCGGGCACTGATGCGTTCGCTGCGTGACAAACAGGCCAAAAACAGCAGTGATGAAATGCAGAACTGGACACAGAGCCGCAAACAGCCACAGCCTTTGCCTGATAACCACGAATTACTCGCTAAAGAATGGCGGGAGTCTGCCGAATCTCTCGGCCTGCATATCGGTGAACAGCAGATGCAGCACCTGTTACGGGGCGGCAGCCTGTACGTTGACGGCAGCATCATTGCACCGCAGGGATTTGAAATTGTACGCAAACCGGATACCCGCCCGGACAGCCGAATCACGCAGCTCTGGCAGCGCCTGAGCCGTAATCACGGCGTAAGCAGCACGGAGATCCGCCATAACCCGGTCGCCAGCTATCTGGCACAGCTCGGGGCATCAGACCCCGAAGCCGCCGCACGCCTGGCATCCACACTTCAGCAGGACCAGAACACCATGAAAACACCCGTTACCGTGCTTTCTGACATGCTGCGCGCCATTCGTGACGCAGAGCACGCACAGAGAATCAGTGAAACCACTGAACGCGCCCGCCGCAAAGCAGACCTGCTGCGGGGTAGCCTGACCAGTGGCAACAAAAAACAGACAGAAACGGGATTCACAAATCCCGCAAATGAGCAAAAAACACGCCGCGATATATGAAGCGCGCACAAAACAGGCGAAAGCGGGATTTAAAAATCCCGTAAACGGTTAATTAACCAACATAAGGAAAATCGACATGAAAATTTGTATCGACGACGGCTCCACCAACATCAAGCTGGCATGGACTGAAAACGGCGAACGCCGCAACGCCATCAGCCCGAACAGCTTCAAGTCGGAATGGTCTGCGCCGTTCGGTGGCTCGCAGCCTGCGAACTACATGCTTGATGGCGTGCGCTATGGTTTTGATCCGGTCAGCGATCGCTTTGTCCAGACGACCGACACGCAATACCAGTACAGCGATGTGAATGTCATTGCCATTCATCACGCGCTGGTCAAATCAGGCATCACGCCACAGGAAGTGGATGTGGTTGTCACCCTGCCACTGAGCGAATATTTCGACACTAACGCCCAGCCGGACATGGCCAACATCAACCGCAAAAAAGCGAACGTTATGCGCCCGGTGGAGTACCAGAACGGTGAGGCATTCACTATCCGTAACGTGCGGGTTATGCCTGAATCCATTCCGGCTGGCTTTAAGGCACTAGCTGACATGAGTCCGTTTGAATCCCTGCTGATTGTGGATTTGGGCGGAACCACGCTGGATGTGGCAAAGGTTCAGGGGCAACTGGCAGGTATCAGCCAGGTGTTTTGCGATCCACACGTAGGCGTTTCTCTGATGGCCGATGCAGTACTGTCGGTGATGGCCACTAACGGTATGCGCACCAGTCACCACATCGCCAATACCATTATCGAACATCGCCATGATGAAGCCTGGCTGCGCCAGCACATCCACAATGACGCGCATTACGCCAGCCTGATGGCGGTTATTCGTGAAAAGGAAGAAACACTGAAACAACGCGTGATCCGCGCGCTGGCGGTTTTTTCGGGTTACGGGCGGGTGATGGTTGTCGGTGGAGGGGCGGAGATTGTGGCACCCGCTATCCGCGAAGCCTGCGGAGTTAATGCGACTTTCATCGCGGACGGGGTGCCACAGTTTGCTCTGGTTAATGGGCTGTACGCAATGGACAAGGAGTAAACCAATGACGACTCCAACCAGACGGATAAGTTTCTATCTGAAGCCCACCGCCGTCAAGAACGAAGGAGAAGCATGCGCCTGGCTGGACAGCCTTACACCAGAAGCCCGCAAAAGCGGCCAACGCGTGGCTTTTCTGGCCGGGCTGGCACTTCTGAAAATGAATCCGGCAGAGGCTTACCGACTGGCTGCATGGGCTGATGATGAGGTGTTATCAGTGACACAAACCAGGACAGAACGCCCCGCGTCACAGCCAGTATCAACCGCACAGATAACCAGTCAGATGGCCGGAAATATCCGGGCGTTATTTCCTGAATAACATCAGGGCGTATTCGCCCTGCCACCAATCCCATAACATAAAGAACGGGGTGCAAATCACTATGCACCCCGTTCCAATACAAACCATCAGAAGATCTACACATCTTTCTCAAATGGCCAAGTAATCGAGCTGGTTCAGGAATAAGCATGCTGCCAACACAAGTGAAGGAGATAAAACTGTAGAACTGATCAATCGTTGGAAACAAGTATTGACAGTATGTTCGAGTAACCCAACTGGATAGATTTTATGCTGATTATCCATACAGTAAAAAAGTGAGGATACTCTTTGAATTACGCCAGCAAGAGTGGTAACATTAGTCAATGATTTTCATTAATGTAGTTACCAGCTTACACAAGCTGATGTTTTATTGGGGGTTTTATGGTAAACGTGAGGGAGGATGAACTTTTCAAACTCATCGAGCAAGGCATCAAAGGCAACGCAAATGCATTTACACTCCTATGCAGAAAGATGATTAACAACATCCGTAAAAATGATGAGGCTTTAGCTTCTAAGCTGGCTTCGTTAGTTGCTGAGGGAACAGTATTACGTGGGGCATCTAGTAAGGCTCCTATGCCTGTGGATGGAGACTCCAGACGAAACCTTTTGCAGGAAACATCTGTCAACGCAATTGTTGAAGAACCTGTATGGAATACGGATATCTCAAAGAAGCTGGAGTCAATTGTTAACGAAAGAGAGAATGCGGTTTCTTTGTTCAAAGCTGGTCTTGAACCTGTGAAGACGGTTTTACTTTCTGGCCCGCCAGGCGTAGGCAAAACAATGTCCGCACATTGGCTTGCTGCAAAGTTAAATTTACCTCTTTTAACATTGGATCTCTCATCTGTAATGAGTTCTCTTTTGGGAAAAACAGGTAATAATATTAAATCCGTTATGGATTATGCCAAAGAGAAACCATGTGTCCTTTTGCTTGATGAATTTGATGCTGTTGCAAAAAGACGTGATGATGACAGGGACGTTGGAGAATTAAAACGTTTAGTTACTGTACTCCTACAGACCATAGATGAGTGGCCAGCGACCTCGCTTCTTGTTGCTGCGACTAATCACCCTGATATCTTAGATCCGGCTGTTTGGCGTCGATTTGAGCACATCCTTAAATTTAATATGCCATCAGTAGAACTGATAGATAGATATTTAGTCAATCATAATATTGAACCTGAACTATCTAAAAAACTTGCACCATTATTAGATGGCATGTCCTTTGCCATCATTAACCGTATTTTGAATTTCTCCAAAAAGAATGAGGTACTTAGAAATATTCCATTTGAAAGCTCATTAATAGAAGCCGTAATTACGGAGAGGGTTTCATTGGATGAGTTTAGCGATAATGATCTCAATATAATTAAATATCATTTTGACGGTTTTTCAAATAGGAAGATAGCTGAATTAGTTGGTGTTTCACATCCAACAATCGCGAATAAATTACAAAAGTGGGGGATTAAATGATGGAAAGGAACTTACTTTTAGGTAACGGTCATGTTCTGACAAAAAAGGAACCTTTGCCTAAAGGAAGGGATGGTAAGCGCTATCCCTATACTCTTGAAGAAGTAAGGGAGCATTTAAACCCAGAGATTGATACTTTACTCTCACGCTTTCGCAGTTTGGATGATGCGGCTAAGCCAAGGGGGGAGAGTGTATTCAATTTAACTTTACACCCAGCGTTTTTGGGTAAAAGCTACTTTCCGGAAGGATTGCTTAGAGCGACAGGTTTACGGGATGTCGGTAGCCGTCAGGTAATCATTCGCCCACGGAAAGCGGCACGTCAGTGCGATCAGAATAAGGACTTAGTAACGGCGCAACTGTTTGTTAGCGGTGATGATGATGCCGTTATAAGATTTAAGGAAATTTTAAATTCCCCTACAGCTCCGAAGGGCGTACAAAAGGATTTGATCGAAATTGAAAGTGTTAGCTTTTTTGAAGGAAAAGAGAGAGCACGCAATTTTGAGCATGCGAAAAGTGATTTGATAAAATTTGAAGTGGTTCTTCATGCTGGGGTTGAAGACGATGATATCGTTAAAGCCTATATTAGCTATGCGGCACAATATGATGTCTCTGTTGATTACAAAAGTAGAATCCAAGTTGGTGGGCTGACTTTCATCGTTGCACACGCGCGACCTGAAGATATGAAAAAAACACTCGATTTTTCATTAATCCGCGTTGTGCGGCCGATGCCGTCTCTCAGGTGTACTCAGCCGAACATTGTCAGAAAGTTATCTAATATAGTTACACCGGAGCTCCCTAATTCTAAAGCTGTTCTTGAATCCGAACGTATTGCCATTTTTGATGGTGGCTTGGGGACAGCTGACTTGAGTAATTGGGTTACGGAATACGTGTATCCAGACACCAAAGAAACAAGCGGATTATTATTGCAGCACGGTAATGAAGTGACATCCACTTTCTTATTCGGACGTGTCGAGGAAAATGCACCTTCTTTTAAAAGACCGTTTATGAATGTAGATCATTATAGAGTTCTTTCACCGACATCAGGTGACAATGGCAATTGGGATTTATTTGATGTCCTTAAGAAAATACAGTCCGTTCTTGATAGTGGTGACTATAAGTTCGCTAATCTAAGTATTGGTCCTCATCTTCCAATTGGTGATGATGAGGTTCATGTATGGACTGCTGTTTTAGACCAAATCTGTGCTAAGCATGGGATATTACTTACTGTTGCTGTTGGGAATGATGGCAATGAGGACGGTGATGCAGCGAGAATACAACCTCCTTCCGATATGGTAAACGCGCTAGCGATTGGTGCTGCTGATCGTAGCGGTGAAAAATGGGGGCGGGCACCATATAGCTGTATTGGGCCAGGCAGAAGCCCCGGATTCGTTAAACCTGATGGTGTTATTTTTGGTGGAAGCGACGACGAGCCTTTTTACACTTACAACCCTCTGCTTGGTTCTATAGTTGGAGTTCAAGGAACCAGTTATGCCTCTCCATTAGCATTGAGAACGGCCGCTGGAGTTGCGGCTCTATCAGGAACTCCATTGAACACCATTGCATTGAAAGCGTTGCTTGTTCATCATGCTGAAACATCAAGAAAATATTCGCGTGAACATATCGGTTGGGGACGGTTTAGTGAGGATCCTAACGTTTTAATCGATTGTCCAAATGATACTGCTACAGTAATTTACTATGGTTCATTAGCAAAAAATAAATATTTAAGGGCACCGATCCCATTCCCTGATGTTCCCTTTGACGAAGCATTTGAGCTTACCGCTACTTTATGCATTCAAACCCCAGTAGATCCTGAACATTCAGTAAACTATACAAGGGCCGGTATGCAGGTAACTTTCCGCCCAAGATTCGGCCTTGACGATACCGATACAGATGATTTCTTTGGTCAAAAAAGCCAGTATAAGACTGAAAGGGAGTGTAGGAGTGAAGGTCATAAGTGGGAAACTTGTTTGCACAGAAGCAAAAAGTTCAGTGCTGATACATTATTAAGCGATCCAGTTTTTGATATACGGTATCATGCCCGAGATTCTTCGCGCCATGTTAAGGGAGTTTCAGCCCCTGATATGCAATATGCGATGGTAATAAGCGTAAGGGTAAAAGACTTTGATTTATATAATGTTATTCGCCAGCGATATACAATTCTGAATCCTATTCAACTGCGCACACAAATTTCTCTCGACACGTAATTTTTATGGCCGCGAAAGCGGCCTTTTTTCTGTAATTTTTTTATGAATTTACATGCACGATAGTGCACAAATTTGCACAATTTTTTTGAACGAATTTTTGCCCTTCTGGCCCGCGTGGCGGCTGGATCCGTCAGGGATCCGTGCGTGCACAAAAAAACGCGCTTTTTCTGCGCGCAGGTGACGGGGGAACAGCCCGCGTTTCAGGGGGTAAATAGCATCCCCTGAACGATGTCGCAGCAACACAACAGAATGGCTGTATTTCTCACGCTGAGCGTGAAAAAGACGTGAGGGCTTTTGATTTGATGGGGTGAAAGGTAAGGCCGTCAAAATCGCACTGAGGCGGCGAGAACATGCAGTTAACGCGGTGGGATTGCGTAAGAGTCTGACCGTCGATGATGGCAATAAGCAGGAAAGCGTCGTGAAATTATCTGACTGATACAGGAGCTGGAGAGCCGGGGCATAAATTTTTTATGCCCCGGCGAAGCAGCAGACAAGCGAAGCGCGTCAGGATGTGGGCTGGGTGTCCAGCAGTGCATAAGGGTTAAAGCGGATCACCTCTTCGCCAAGCCAGTCATTGATGTGCTTCATGGCCTCCATGACGGGCATCAGCTCGTTAATTGCGTAAACCCGCGCGGCCTTCTCCACATCACCAAACGCACTTTTTTCACCCGGCATCGCCCCCATCAGTTGCGGCGGGACACGGTGCGCAGCCAGCACATCATCACGGGATGCCGCCTTAACATTCATGAACTCATCCTTTGCGGTGATCTGCTGGAACGGCAAAATTTGCACCCCCTCTTTGCCCCCGTTGGGCGCATGAATGAGCACGTTTTTAAACGCACCACCACCACGTGCCCCCTGTAGCGTTTCTTTCAGGGAGTCCATGCTTTCGCGGTTTACCTGCGCTGCACCGATGTAGATGATGCACCCGGCGTGGGATCCGTTGTCGTAATACAGTTTTCTGAACATGTCCGCCGAATGAGACAGGCTGGCCGAGAGTAATGCGCCGAGATATTCCGGCATGCCGTAGATTTCCTGGTTAATATCCGGATTCATCAGGTGGCACACTTTGCCAGGGCGAAACTGGAACGCGCCCTGGCCATCCTGCACATACCACCATGATTCAAGATCGCTTCCGCGTCGCATGTATTTCGCCAGGGCGTGCCGTAATTTAAGCGGTTCGCCGAGCATATTGCTTCGAAGCTCAAGGAATGCGTTACCGAACACAAACCAGTCCAGCGCCAGCGCCGAGAAATCCTGCCGGGAAAGCAGCGGGTGCGGGATGTAGCAACCGAGTAATACATTGCGCTTAAAGTAAAGCGCAGACTGATGCCAGGACGTTTGCCGGGCAGCTCTTGCCAGACCGTACCAGTCCACCGGGGTTTCATACCACCGCCCGTTATCAGCACAGTACATATTATCCAGCAGGTCATGCCCGGTCAGGCGATAAGGCCCATCAAATGTGAATGCACTGAGCGACGATTCTTTCCTGAGCGCATCAGCGAGATCAATGCGTGAACTCATGCGCACTTTTTTATTTTTTCTGCTCATCAGAACTCCATAACCGTGAAACGCTCGTTTTCTCCTTCGCCGCCAATCGGTTCGTTAATGACAGCAAGCATGGTTGCCCACGCAAGGTCGCCGTGGCTGATCCCCCTCGCGCGGTCCGTTTCGTAAGTGATAAAGCCGCCCGGTGTTTTCACCTTACGCACGGCGTTAAAGGCCGCGACCAGCTCGCGTTCGGCGCGATCGTATTCCCACCGCCCGGCGCGCATTATTTGCAGCATTTTCAGTACCAGCGACCGTTTTGATGACAGCGTGAAGGTGTACGGAATAGCAGCAGGGAAAAACCGTTTCACTATCTGATAAACAGCCTCCCCGTTCCCGCCCGTCACATCAATGCCGATGTGTTCCACGTTGTAGCGATACGTGAACTCTTCAATGACTCTGGCCTGTTCTTCAAACTCCAGCCCCTGAACGCGTCGCGTCTCCACCGTTCGAAAACGGCCACCAGGAACAGCCGGAGGAACCACCACGGACACAGCGCCGCTGTCGCCGTTGCCACTGCTGCCGTTTGCGTCATACCCAATCCATACCGGACGATTCCCCATCGGGCGGGGAGCAAAAGGTTTCCAGTCTTTCCAGTCGTCGTATCCGTCAACACCGCAGCCAATCAGGATATTCAGGTTAAATGCCGATTCCCCTTCGCGGACAAACTCACACATATAGAGATTGAGGAACTCGTCTTCGGTGTTTTCATCACGAATTTCATCAATATCGGTGTGTTTCCAGCCGTGATTAACCACATCTTCCAGCGTGACAATTTGCCGCCACGTCCGGTCAGGGCAGATAAGCCCGTTATGCAGCGTTTTCCAGTCCACAGAAAAACGCTGGCGTTTATGCGAGGCCTTTTTCTCGTTCCAGCGGTCGCCGTTCCAGTAGGCGTATGCCTCGTGCGTTTCGGTGGATGGCGTGGAGAAGTAGGTGCGCCGCAGTCCGCTGAGGGTTGCCATAGCGCCAGCCACCTTGCGCAGTTCAGCAAAGCGACTGACCCAGAAAAATTCATCAAAATAAAAATTGCCCGTATAGGACTGTGCCGACGCAGCAGAAGTGCCGAGAAAATGCAGCTCTGCGCCGTTGGAGAGGATGATTTTATCGCCCCCTTTCAGCTCCACATCAACTTCAGCCGCGGCCTTCTGAATAATGCTTTTAAACTGGAACGCCTGACGACGCGACGCAGACAAAAAAATCTGGTTACGCTGGTAAGGTTGCGCCACATCGTCACGCAGCGCCATCAGCAGAGCTTCCTGTGCAAAATACCAGGTCGCCCCAATCTGTCGGGATTTCAGGATCATCCTGTTACGTATCCCGGCTTCCCTGCAAAGGGTCAGGGAGTCAAACCAGCCCCGCTGATGCCACTCCAGCCTGCTGATGATTTTTTCCCGCAGTGCGGAAATCTGTTCCGGCGTGAAATGATTTTTGAGTTTTTTCGCCCGGCCTTTCTTTCCTGCGGCCATCACATCCGGCTGGCCATCATGCAGCTTTTTAAGCTGCCGGGTCAGCAGGTCTATTTCCTTAAAGTCACCGCCTGTTTTATTCTGTTTTTCAGTAAGCTGGATGAGGCGCGCATCGATGGACTGCGTGACACGCTGCACGGGTGGTGTTTCATCCCACTGGTCGCGTTTTTTCCACGCATAAATCGTGTTCGGGTTTATTCCCATCAGACGTGATATTTCTGCGGGCGGATAACCCTGCCAGTAAAGTTGCCGCGCACGCTGGCGCACAAAAGCGTCCTGAATCATTGCTCCCCCTGAGTAATTACAGGAAGATTACCCGCGCGCGAAACTGTTCTCCTTAACCCCCTGTTCTGGCCGTTTTCTTACAACAAAAGCCCTTTGTATCAGCCTGTTACGCTTTGCCATCATGACTGAAGAACCAGTCAGAGGGGCAAAAACTATGGCTAATGAAAAAAAGACATCCCGCAAAAAGTTTCGCGTGGCTGTCTCCGGATCAACTGTTGATGGCCGTGAAATCAGTCCGGTGCATCTGCGTGAAGCCGCCGAGAACTTCAACCCGGATGTTTACGCTGCCCGCGTGAACGTTGAGCACTATCTCTCGCCATGCCCGTCAAGCGAATTTTCCGCAATGGGCGATGTCACCGCACTGAGTACGGAAGACATTACGGAAGGTCCGCTGGCCGGACGTACTGCGCTGTATGCAGAAATCGAACCGACCGAGCGCATGAAGCAGCTTGTCGCGGACGGCAAGAAAATCTATTCCAGTATCGAACTGCACCCGCAGTTCTCCGTTAACGGGCGCGCCTATCTGGTCGGGCTGGCGATGACCGACACCCCGGCAAGCCTGGGCACTGAGCGCCTGAAATTCACGGCACAGCAACGTCAGGCGGTGATGACGTTCAACAGTGTCCAGGGTGAAGCGCCGCTTATCTCCGAAGCCATCGAGTCTGAAATCATCGAAATGGCAGAACAACGCCAGGAAGAAGGCACCCAGTGGTTTAACCGCGTAATGGGGATTATTAGCCGTGGCCGCAAAGCGGATGACGCCAGTTTTTCCCGTATTCAGGAAGCGGTGGAAGGCGTCGCAACGTCACAGGCCGACATTATCGACCGTTTTAATGTGCTGGAAACCCGCCATCAGCAGGACCGCCAGAAAATCACGTCACTGACCACAGAGCTGGCAGCACTGAAGGAAAAACTGCGCACGCAGGACGGCGATCCGCAGAACCGGTTCACCGCAACGGGCGCAGCCTCCGACCAGCTGGCTGACTTCTGATAAGACAAAGGAGCAAATTTTTTATGAATCTGGTGATGTCAGATATTACCCGCAACAAGCTGGGCTGCTATATGGCGCAGCAGGCGTCGCTTAACAATATCCCGGTTTCCGCACTGGTATCGCGATTTACCGTGGAACCCTCGGTACAGCAGCGTTTTGAAAACGCCTCAAAGGAAAGCACCGAATTTACAAAAAGAATTAACGTGATCGGCGTGACCGACCAGAAAGGCGAAAAAATCCTCCCGGATACCACCGGGCCGATTGCGCGCACGAATACCAGTTATGACGGCACAAAACGCCGTAACCCGAATAACGTGGTTGATCTGAAAAACCGCAAATACCAGTGCGAACAGGTGAACTACGACACGTTTATTTCATATCCGCAGCTTGATGCCTGGGCGGCACACCCTGATTTTCAGTCCCGCATCAGCGCACAGATTGCCCGACAGGTGGCACTTGACCGCATCATGATCGGTTTCAACGGCACGTCTCACGCGGATGAGTCCAACTTCAGCACCAACAAGCTGCTTCAGGACGTTAACGTGGGGTGGCTGGAGCACATCAGAACCGACGCCAGCGAACGCGTTATGAATGACGTGACGCTGACCTCCCGTAACATGGACAACACCGTGGCGCACGCGGGTAAGTATGCGAACGCTGATGCACTGGTACAGGACGCGCGCTCATCCCTGCTGGATGAATGGCACAAGGAAGCTGACGACCTCGTGGTGATTATGGGGCGCAACCTGTTTAACTCGCTGCGTCTGCCCGTGCTGAACAGCATCAGCGGCCAGAATCCGAATGCGGAATTACTCGCCGGGCAGCTCATTCTGTCATCGCGCACCATTGGCGGGCTGGGCGTGTTCCTTGCGCCGTTCTTCCCGGATTCAACGATGCTGATCACCTCGTTCAACAACCTGTCGATTTACTGGCAGAAAGGTTCAATGCGTCGCCTGATGAAAGACGAGCCGGAATACAACCGCATCGCCACCTACCAGTCCATCAATGACGCTTATGTCGTTGAAGACTATGGCAAGTGCGCGATGGTCACTGGCCTGAAGTTCGCCGACAGCTAATCAACTCACGGCGGGCATCATGCCCGCCTGTAACGGAGAGAAAAAATGATTACTCCTGCACAGCAACACTGGCAGAACGTGATGGCACAGCGCGCAGGCCGGGCGAATGAAGGCGTGGACCACGCCGCGCGTACCGCGCATGAAGAGGTGCTGTATCGTCTGCGTCTGGCACAGGCCCGGCTTAAGGGCGTACAGGCCAGAAGCGCGAAAGCCGCCATCAAAAAAGAGTTGTTGCCGGACTTTTCCGGCTGGATTGAGGGAACGCTGGAGGCTGACGGCGGGCAGCAGGACGAAGTGATTGCCACGCTGATGGTGTGGGCGATTGACTGCGGCGATCTTCCGCTGGCGTTGCGTATTGGTGCGTATGTGGTCCGTCATAACCTCATTATGCCGGATAACTTTGGCCGTACTGCTGCCACGGTACTGACCGAAGAAATCTGTAATCCGGTACTGACGCAGGCCGGGACGGATGCCGACGCGGATTTGTCCGCCTTTATCGAACCACTGGACACCCTCCGGGAGATTGTCACCGACCAGGACATGCCGGACGAAGTGCGCGCCAAATTATGCAAGGCGTGCGCCTTTGCCCGTCGTGGTCTGACCGATGCAGACAACATGGCCTTATCACTGAAGCTGCTGCGCGAAGCGATGCACCTGAACCCGAACGCAGGTGTGAAACGCGAGATTGCAACCCTTTCCCGCGCCCTGAAAAAAGCCGATTCCGCAGCCGCACCAGAAGACGCCAGCACACCGCAGGCGCAGGACGAAAGCAGCAAAAGTAAAAAGACAACGCGGAAGCCTGCAACACGAAAAACCACCGCGACGCAGAAGGCGAAGCGCGGTTAACGACTGACCCCGTCAGCGGGCGGCGTGCGCGGTGTTCCGGTTTGACTCCGTGACCGTTTACACCGCGCACCCACCGCCCGATTTTTTCAGGAGTGAACCCCATGAGTATGGTTGCCAGAACCAACCCCGGCCCCGCAGAGGACGACATCACCGATACCGATGATGGTGATACCCGTATTTCAGCGGGTGCATTCTGGCCGGATATTGTGCTGCGTGAGCTGCGTCTGGCGATACGACTGCCGGGCCGTGTGACCACCTCCCGCCTGCTGCATACCGCCACCGGGGCCGTGGCACACGTTACCCGCGAGCTGGAAGCGTGGCAGCAAGAACAGCAGGCGGCTGGCCATCAGACGCTGGCCGATGTTCCGGCCCCCGTAATTAACGGAGAAAGCGTCAATCTCTGGCACTGGCGCAATGCCGTTTATACCGCCACACGCGCCCTGATTCTGGAGCGTTACCGCGATGCGGACACAACGGATAAGGGCGACCGCCGCGCGGACGCACTGGATATACAGACATCGGATTTGTGGCGCGATGTGAGCTGGGCCATCTCTGACATTCTGCGCCGCCCGCGAATCTTTGCGGAGTTGTGCTGATGAAAGTGAAGGCACTGGAAAGCGACACCGTGGATTCGCTCTGTTTCCGGTACTACGGCACGACGCAGGGCGTCACCGAAAAGGTGCTGGATGCCAACCCCGGACTCTGTCAGCAGGTATTTCTGGACGCCGGGCAGGAAGTGGAGATGCCGGAGCCGGAGAAGAAGAAACGAGAAATGATTCAGTTGTGGGGGGAGTAGCAGTGAGCACCATTCAAACAGGGATCACAGAGCAGGTTATTGCGTGGCTCTTTGACCACCTGCCAACGGTGTATGCAGTAGGCGCGGCAGTCAGCATTTCCGCGCTGATGAGTCTTTATGACGGACGAACACTGGTTCAGACCGTAACGGGATCGCTGGCGTGCGGCGTTCTTGCCATGGCCGTGGCCGGGTCGTTGCGCTTCTTCGGGTTTCCTGAAGATGCCGTGACGTTTATCGGCGCATCAATCGGTTTTATGGGCGCAGAGAAAGCACGCGACAAGGTTATTGCGGCCTTTAATCGCAGGGTGAAGGAGAAGGACGAATGAGCAACACATTTAAATTCAGCAGCCGGAGCGAAAAGAATTTGCAGGGCGTAAATCCTGATCTGGTGAAAGTGACCCGACGGGCACTGGAAATTTCGGAAGTGGATTTTGGTATCACCGAAGGGTTGCGCAGCCGTTACCGCCAGAAGCAACTGGTGGCCACGGGTAAGAGCCAGACCATGAACAGCCGCCACCTTACGGGGCATGCCGTGGATGTTGTGGCTTATATCGGCAACCAGGTGTCATGGGAATGGCCGCTGTACGAAAAAATCGCAGCAGCATTCAGACAGGCCAGCCGGGAACTGAATATTCCGGTGGAATGGGGCGGCGACTGGAAGACCCTGAAAGACGGACCGCATTTTCAGTTACCACACGGAGCCTATCCGGCATGAAGCTCTGGCCCACGCTTGGCGTCGCTTTCCTTCTGATTGCCGGATGGGGAACATCCATGCGTCTGTCGTGGTCGCTGGGCCGGGAGAACGCCAGAAACGAAGCGCAGGCCAGCACCCTGAAAAGTACCGCCGACACCCTGAATATCATCAGCGCCGGGGTACAGGATATGCAGCAGGTGCTGGCGCAACTCCGCGTGGAAAATCAGCAACGCAATCAGGACGGAGAGGCAAGACGTGAACAGCTACGCAACGATATTGCAAAAGATGAATGCGCCCACGCTTTGCCTGACGCTCGTTTTACTGACAGGCTGCGCAGGCACGCAGAACGCGCCACGGCCAGCGCCGTCAGTCCGGCTTATACCGCAGACGCTGACCATACCGGTAACGCCTCCCCCCTTCCCTGACACTCCCACATGGGGAAATCTCGGTATATGGGGCGACCGCCTTCTGGATGCACTGGAAACCTGTAACGCGGATAAACGGGCCATTGAATTACTGGAACAGCGCAGGCTGCAACGACTGAACAACGAGGATAACAACCATGCTGAAAACTGATTCCCTGCGTGAAGCCATGACCCGTTCATGCCGATGGTGTCAGGCTAACCCGGAAAAATTCACCATTTTCGTAGAGAGCGGCAACATTGAAACGACCGGAGAAACTCCATCGTTTGTTTACCGCTATCAGATAGTGATGTTTGTCATGGATTACGCCGGGGAGCTGGACGACCTCACGCTGCCGCTACTGGCGTGGTTATCCGAAAATCAGCCGCAGTTGTTGCTCAATCCGGAGCGTAATCAGGACATCAAATTTTCCGCCGTTATCAATGACGATGACAGCGCCGATCTCCTGTTTACGCTCCCTCTGCGGGAACGCGTTCGCATCACGCGCAGCAGTCAGGGCACGCCGCAGGCAGAACACCTGCCGGAGCCAAAACCCCGCCTGCCATCTTCCGAAGGCGACTGGTCGCATGTATTCCAGGATGTGACGTGGGGTGAAAGCGATGGATAAGGCATTCATCCGCGTGGATGAAACCTTTGAGGCTATCCGCGACAGCCTGAATCAGCAGGCCATCAATAACATCGCCAGAAAGCTGGCACAGGATTTACGTCGCGCCCAGCAGGCACGTATCCGGTCACAGAAAGCGCCGGACGGGACCGCATGGACACCACGCAGACGCCGCGTAACCCGGATACAGGAGCGCATTCGCTTTATCTGGAATAACGAAGCACGCACGCTGAAAAACTGGCATCACGACACGGGGAAATACGGGCGAACCATTACCGGGTGGGATGAGGATAAAAACAATATCCGCACGTTTTACCGGGATGACATCGACCGTTTTCTGGAAATACGCACCCGGCGCATCAACCAGGACAGCACAAAGCGCGTCCCCATGTTCGTAAAACTGCGCACCGCCCGCTACCTGAAAGCCCGTGCAGATGCTTCCGGTGTGACGGTGGGTTACAGCGGCGTGGCCGCACGTATTGCACGCGTTCATCAGTTCGGTGAGCGCGATCAGGTTGCGCCGGGCATTTTCACCGATTACCCGGTACGTGAGCTGCTGGGCATCAGTCAGGCAGATGAACGCCTGATTTATAACACGGTGCTGGGCCGGATTGCGGAGGCTGTACGGTGAGCGCAGAACTCATGCGGCTGCTGAGCAACATCATCCGCACCGGGATCATCTCTGAAGTTGATGAGGAATCCTGGCGCGTGCGCGTTCGCAGCGGCGAACTGGAAACAGGCTGGTTGCGCTGGAACACCACGCGCGCGGGGGCCTTCAATGTGTGGCTGCCGCCATCACCAGGCGAACAGGTGGTCATTGCCTGCATTGGCGGCAACCCGGAAACCGCCATGATAATTGGCAGCCTGTGGAGTGATGCCAATCCGGCACCCGGCAAAAGCCTGAAAGAAATCGTGATCAGCGCGCCGGACGGCGCGGTGTTCCGCTACGACGCGGACGCAGGCGCACTGAGTGCCAGCGGCATGAAAACGGCCACTTTGCAGGCATCCGTCAGCGTGAAACTGGATACACCCGTCGTGGAATGCACAAACCTTCTGAAAACAGCCGAGATTGACGTCACAAAAGGGGGAAAGATGAGCGGCAATATCACGCACAGCGGCGGCGACTTCACCTCAAACGGCATCACAGTGCATACGCATAAACACGGTGGCGTTAAAGGTGGCAGCGATTCGACAGGAGGCCCGCAGTGACAACCCGCTACACAGGAATGAACCCGGACGGGACGGGAAACCTGAACGATATGGAACACCTGAAACAGTCAGTCAGGGACATCCTGACCACCCCGCTGGCAAGCCGGGTTATGCGACGGGAATATGGCAGCCTTGTGCCTGATTTGATTGACGAACCCATGAATAACACCACGCGTCTGCAATGCATGAGTGCTGCCGTGATTGCGCTGACACGATGGGAACCCCGCATTGCCCTGGACGCTATCGACGTTGTCTGGAAGGCAGGAGGCCGCGCCGGGGTGACGCTGTCGGGCACTGTCATGCAGACCATGCAGAATGTTGAATTAACCATCACGCTGAGAGAGTAAATCATGCCTGCTGTTGACCTTTCCCAGTTACCGGAACCCGCCATCATCGCGGAGCCTGAGTTTGAGGCAATTCTGGCTGACACAAAGGCCATGATGATTGCGGCTTATCCCGCCGAACAGCGTGAAGCCGTCTCCGCCGCGCTGGAGCTGGAATCGGAACCCCTGAACGTTATCGCCCAGACAACAGCGTTTCGCGAAATGCTGTTACGCCAGCGGATCAATGAGGGGGCACGCGCCTGCATGTTAAGCCACAGCGCCGGGACAGACCTGGACAACCTCGCGGGCAATATGAACACAAAACGCCTGACCATCACTCCGGCAACGGATACCACCGACGCAGTGATGGAAAGTGACACCTCGCTGAGACTACGGGCGCAACGGGCATATGACGGTCTGAGTGTTGCTGGCCCTTCAGGTGCATACGAGTATTTTGCCCGCAGCGCCAGCGGTCTGGTACGCGATGCGCGGGCCATCAGCCCGTCTCCGGCCAACGTGACGGTTTCCATCCTGTCCACTGAGGGCGACGGCACAGCAACGGAGGCGTTGCTTAATACCGTTCGCGCCGTTCTGAATGCAGAGGATACCCGCCCGGTGGCCGACCGCCTGACCGTACAGAGTGCCAGAATCGTGACATGGCGGCTGAATGCAAAACTGTACTTTTACCCCGGCCCGGAATCCGAACCTATTCTGGCCGCGGCGGAATCGTCGTTCAGGAAGTGGCTGTCTGAGCAGGGGCTTATCGGTCAGGACGTGGCGTTGTCCGCCATTGCTGCCGCACTGCATGTGCACGGTGTGCAACGCGTGGAGATAATCGAACCCACACAAAATATGGCCATCAGCGACATACAGGCGGCGCGCTGTGAGTCATTCACCATCAGCGAAGGTGGGCGTAATGAGTAATTCACTGTTACCGCCATCAGCCAGCAATTTCATGCGTTGTGCCGAAGCTGTCGGAACGCGCATTACAGACATTCCGGTAGACCTCAACACGCTGTGGTCGCCGGACACCTGCCCGGTGCATCTGCTGCCTTATCTCGCCTGGGCATTTTCCGTTGACCGCTGGGATCGCAACTGGCCGGAAGAGACAAAGCGACAGGTGATTCGTGATGCATGGCTGATACACCGACACAAAGGGACCATCAGCGCACTGCGCCGGGCCATTGAGCCGCTGGGATACCTCATTCGTGTGTCTGAGTGGTGGGAGTTCGGCGGAGAACCGGGAACATTTACCGTTGAAGTCGGCACGCTGGACAGTGGCATGACGGAGGAAATGTATCTGGAAATGGAGCGGTTGATTGCTGATGCCCGCCCGGTCAGCCGCCACATGACAGGGCTGAATATCATTCAGGAGATCCCGGGGGATATTTTCGCGGCGGCAGCAACTTACGACGGTGAAGTCATTACCATTTATCCGGACGATTAAGCATGAGTACCACAACACGAAAATTTAAAACCATTATCACTGATACTGGTGCCAAAAAATTAGCTCAGGCAGCCGCGCCAGATGGTAATCCTGTCCGCCTGACTCACATGGCCGTGGGCGACGGTGGCGGCACGTTGCCCACACCAGACAGTAAGCAGACCCGTCTGGTGCATGAGGTGTGGCGACATACTGTTAATCGCGTCATCCTGGACGCAACACATCAGAACCGCATTATTGCGGAGCTGGTTATTCCTCCTGAAACGGGCGGATTCTGGATCCGGGAAATTGGTGTATTTGATGAGCACGGCGATTTGATCGCGGTGGGCAATACTGCCGAAAGTTACAAGCCAACCGTTGCCGAAGGATCCGGACGTGCACAAACATTTCGCACCATTCTGACCGTATCCAGCACTGCCACCGTGGCGCTTACCGTGGATAACACCATGGTTATGGCCACAGTGGATTACGTGAATGACAAACTGAAAGAACATGAACAGTCACGACGTCACCCGGACGCCTCGCTGACCGCAAAAGGCTTTGTTCAACTCAGTAGCGCCACTAACAGCGATTCTGAAACGCTGGCTGCAACGCCGAAAGCGGTTAAGGCAGCGTATGACATGGCTAACGGAAAATATACCGCTCAGGACGCCACTACGGCACAAAAAGGGATAGTCCAGCTCAGCAGTGCAACCAACAGCACGTCTGAAACGCTGGCGGCAACATCAAATGCAGTAAAAGCTGCCTATGACAATGCTGAAAAACGTCTGCAGAAAGCTAAGAATGGTGAGGATATCTCTGACAAAGACACCTTTACGAAAAATATCGGTGCCTGCCGTGCATATAGTGCAGAGCTGAATATTGGTGGAGATAGTGAAGCATGGACAACTGCGCAGTTGATTTTTTGGCTAGAGAGTCAGGGGGCATTTAACCATCCTTACTGGATGTGCAAAGGCTCATGGGCTTATGCAAGTAATAAGGTCATTACAGATACAGGTTGCGGAAATATTTGTCTTGCAGGTGCTGTTGTGGAAGTTATTGGCACCCGCGGCGCAATGACCATACGCATTACCACACCGAGTACATCCAGCGGTGAAGGCATCCCTAATGCTCAATTTACTTATATTAATCATGGTGATGCTTATGCTCCTGGCTGGCGAAGGGACTATAACTCCAGGAATAAGCCAACAGCATCAGAGATCGGGGCGTTACCGTCAGATGGGACAGCAGTATCGTCAGTTAATCTGGCTTCAAAAGGTTGGGTGACCGCCCTGACAGATAATATGCAGGGGGCCACAGGTCTGGAGTTATACGAGGCGTATAACAACGGATATCCAACAGCGTATGGAAATATCATTCACCTGAAAGGGATGACAGCCGTTGGCGAAGGCGAATTACTCATCGGCTGGAGTGGTATAAGCGGTGCTCATGCTCCGGCATTTATTCGTTCACGACGGGATACGACCGACGCAAACTGGTCGCCGTGGGCGCAGCTTTACACCTCGGCTCATCCTCCTGAAGAGTTTTATCCAGTCGGTGCACCGATTCCGTGGCCATCAGATACCGTTCCGTCTGGTTATACCCTGATGCAGGGGCAGACTTTTGACAAATCTGCATACCCGAAACTTGCAGTCGCTTATCCGTCAGGCGTGATCCCTGATATGCGTGGCTGGACTATCAAGGGCAAACCTGCCAGTGGTCGTGCCGTATTGTCTCAGGAACAGGACGGCATTAAATCGCACACCCACAGCGCCAGCGCATCCAGTACTGATTTGGGGACGAAAACCACATCGTCGTTTGATTACGGTACTAAAACGACCAGTTCATTTGATTACGGCACAAAAACCACAAATAGCGCAGGAGCTCATTCACACAATATACCTGTTGGTCACACTGGCGCGGGGAATGGTGTATCAGCCGGTTATAACGCTGCGTTAGGTACTGGTACCACGTCGAGCGCAGGAGGGCATGCTCACAATGTATATATCGGTGCCCATAACCACACTATCGGCATTGGTGCTCATGCCCATTCTGTCATTATTGGTCCCCACGGACACACCATCACCGTTAATGCTACGGGGAACGCAGAAAACACCGTAAAAAACATCGCATTTAACTATATTGTGAGGCTTGCATAATGACATTCAGAATGAGTGAACAATCACGGACCATAAAAATTTATAATCTACTGACCGGAACCAATGAGTTTATTGGTGAAGGTGATGCATACATTCCACCTCATACAGGTCTGCCTGCAAACAGTACCGATATTGCCCCGCCAGATATTCCGGCTGGCTTCGTGGCCGTTTTCAACAGTGATGAGGCATCGTGGCATCTCGTGGAAGACCATCGGGGTAAAACGGTTTATGACGTGGCATCAGGGGACTCGTTATTTATTTCTGAACTCGGTCCGTTACCGGAAAATGTTACCTGGTTGTCGCCGTATGGAGAGTATCAGAAGTGGAACGGCACATCCTGGGTGAAAGATGCAGAAGCAGAAAAACTATTTCGGATAAGGGAGGCGGAAGAAACAAAAAACAGCCTGATGCAGGTAGCCAGTGAGCATATTGCACCACTTCAGGATGCTATAGATTTGGATATTGCGACGGAGGAAGAGGCATCGTTACTGGCAGCATGGAAGACATATCGAGTATTGTTGAATCGTGTTGATACAACAGTAGCAGCAGATATTGAGTGGCCAGTCGCCCCACAATAAAAAGAAAAAGCCATCGATAGAAGTATCGATGGCTTTATGTACTCTATTTATACAATACAACACCGCTCTTTTTAGTTATATATGTGCAGTTCGATGGTATATCTTTATTTATAAAAGACATTGCACCTATTTTTACATTATCCCCAATTTTACGTGATAATCCAATGATGCAACAATTAGCTCCGATATCAACGTTGCTACCAATTTTTACTCTTGAACCAGGTATGTCACCATCTATCTGTCCAATGGTCGTATTCTGTCGTAACACCAGATTTTCACCAGCATCAACAGCAAAATGAACAACAATTCCAGCATGATGGGGAATTGTTAACCCTTTTCCAATATTTGCGCCCAATCCAATTTCGCAACCAAATTTGTTAATTATTTTACTGTTTAACTTTTTGGCTGCTTTCTTATGTGATTTATTACCATTAATATACATTTCGTTAGCCAACCGCCACCAGAAAAGGAAATTCCGGTTACGCTGTTTTTTCTCTCTTAAAAGCCTCCAGATATCCATACGTTTCCGCCGAATTACTTCATATTTCCAGAAGTTTTTTAAATTAGTAGAGTTCCCAAATAAAACAAAGTGAATTGCCATTAAGTAAGACAGCACGATAATCTCCTTAATTATTATTTCAGACCACACATGTTATAAGGTTAAGAGATTATAAAATCCTGTTATTTGTTATTCAAAAACAATTTTCTGAGAAGGACATACAACAGCAAGTCGCCAGTCACCTTCATCAGGAAACTGGCGACATACGTTAAATCAGAGCAGCCCCTTAACTGAACTGGCCGCGCTGTTAAGGGATGATGTCACCTTATCTTTGAAGCCGGACAACATATCGCTGAACGATGAGGATTGCAGGCGCTCCCGCAAATCCTCATCACAGCGTTCAAGAGTCAGTGAAAATTCTATCTTTTTCGCCTTACCGTAGCGATCAAACTCGGAGCGGGTCGTATTCGTTCCGGTCAGGACATACATGCCGTAAATCTGCCCGACGCCATCAATCAGAGGCCAGGGGCGTCCTGTATATGCCTGCGTGGTCAACAACGACAGCGACACTTCGCCACCTGTAATCTCAGGATAAAGAACACCCGAAAGAACGATGCGATCATCACCTGCACCGATATACTGCCAGCTTGCCGAACGGTTAACGCGTTCATTTTTCACATGTCGCCAGCTTTTGTTTTGCTGTAACTGCTGATGCGGCAACGTGCGCAACTCAAAAACAAACATGCCGTAGATCATCATCATGGCCATGACTCCTCAATCTTTATCGTAAAAACTGCCACGTCCGGCACGGTCGCGTCGTTCCAATTCTGCCCTGACCATTTCACCGACCAGTTTCGCCAGTTCGCGGGGATTCTGCGTAACAACGTTATGCAGATGAACATGAATTTCACCACCAAATCCGGAGGCAACAGGCTCCCGGTTACGGGAAGTTACAGGAACTGATGCCACTGGAGATCGTATGGCCTCCGCCACCGGGCGGGAGCTGGCCGCAACAACAGGGACCAGCGCCGGAGGCAGCGGAGCCGGGACCACGGGGGTGATATTAATTGCGGGGGCAGGCTTACTGACCTGTGCAATCTTCCGCTCCTGCCACTCCCCACGAACAGCAAGTGCGCGGGGCAGGTTCTTAAAGACAATATCGCCGGGGCCAATGCGTTTTTTCGTCTCATCAACCAGCTTACCTGTGTTATCAGCAATTTTGCTGAGTCTGCGTAACGTGCCGGTATTGCTGTCTGTGAGCGGTTTGTTGTCTTTGGGTTTATCGCCTCCGGTGCCATTGCCATTTTCCGCAGACTTCGGCGGATTGATTTTCGCAATGTCTCCCTGAAACAGAGCAACCTTGTCCTGAAGAATGGCCGCACGCTGTGCGTCTTCGATTTTCTTTCTCGCCCTTTCCGCTTCATCCGGAAGCACACCGAGTTTTTCAAGTATCCACGCCAGCGTATCCAGCAACATTTTTGCAGGCGTCAGAACAAGCTGTAGCGCGCCACCAAGAACGTTACCGAATATCTCGCCAGCACTGGTACATTTATCCAGCGTTTCCTTGCTGGACTCCATCGGTGACAACAGCGATTTAAACCAGTTAAACACCTGGCTGATCCCGCTTCCGATTGCGTCAAAAACAGGGCCAAACCGTTCAAAGGTTTCGCGCAACGGGGTCAGCCTTTCCATAATCCCGCTGAACACCCCGGCAAAAAATGCCCTGATGGGATCCCAGTATTTCCAGATGAGAACGGCAGCTCCGGCAAGCGCAGCCACGATAAGACCGACCGGACTGAACAACGCCCCGATAGCGCCTCCCAGTAAAGAAACGGACCCCGTCACCATTCCCCATAACGCAGGCAACACTCTGACAACATTCATTGACCGGGTAAGAATTTCGAAACCAAGACGCAGGGTGGCCAGCTTCCCGTAAAGCACCCCAATAACCAGTGACAACGAGCCAATCGTTGCAGTCATTGCCAGCAACGCACCGCCTGCTATCAGTAGCTGGCGCGTCAGTACCGGATGGGCCTGCGCCAGCGAGGTGATTTTTTCAAGTACCCGCGTGAGCCACTGCGTGACAGAACGCAGCGGACCGTCAACCAGATCACTGATGCGAATACGAAGACCTTCCCATGCGCTGTCGAGATTTTTCAGGTCACCATCAAGATTATCGGCCATTACTTTTGCAACGCGATCGGCCTCTCCCCTTGCCCCCTGCAATTCTCTGGTCAGTTTTTGCAGCTCTCCTGAACCAGCCGCTGCAACAAGCGTCTGTAAACCAACAAACGCCTCTTCTCCGGCGATGTCCTTGAAGAAGGAAACCTGGTCCACCTGTCCGTATTTTTGTGTCGCCTTATAGAGATCAAGCAGCACATCCTCCATCGGGCGCATTTTGCCTCTGGCGTCAGCAACTGACACCCCCAGCTCTTTCAGCGCATCAGCCGCAGCTTTTGGCGGTGATGCAAGGCGGGACAGACTTGCGCGCATGGCCGTGCCAGCATCGCTTCCGCGAAGACCATTATTGGCAAGCATCCCGGCCATGGCCGCCGCTTCTTCAAGACTGATACCAAGTTTTGCGGCAACCGGACCGGTATACTTCATGGTTTCGCCCAGCGCGCGTAAATCAGTATTGGTCCGGGTGAATGCTGCTGTCAGCGTATCGCCCACCCGGTCCATTTGATCGGCTGTCAGGTTGAACTGTGTGAGGATATTGGAGCCTATATCAGCCGTCTCGCCGAGTTCGACGCCACCTGCCAGCGCCATATTAAGAACACCGGGCAATGCGGCCTGAATGGCCTGCGGAGTAAAACCAGCCATTGCCAGAAAGCTCTGCCCACTGGCGGCATCACTCGCAGTAAACTGTGTTTCAGAGCCAAGTTTTAACGCCTGCTCACGCAGCGCCTTAAACTGCGGGCTGTTTTTGTCGATTCGCGTCAGTGCCTGAACGCGGGACATCTCTTTGCCGAACCCGATCGCAGGCTGCAAAAAACGCCCGGCAGCATAGCCGCCCGCCGCTGCCGCACCAATTGCCAGCGCACCACCTGTTTTCAGTTTTCCCGCTGTTTCCTGCGCGCGCGAATACCGCTCACGCGCCCGTGTTACACGCGCAAGCGCCTGCCGTTCGCGTTCAAGCTGGTTGTTGTACTGTTCGGTGCGTCTGATGGCCTGCTGGATGGTGTTATCGCTGCCTGTCAGGGAAATGCCGTGGCGTTTCAGCTCTCCGCCAAGCTCCCGCATTTTCTGAATTTCCCGTGTGCGCGATTCATTCAGGCGTTCAAGCCGGGTGCTTAACTGCTGCATCAGCTTTTGTTGTTTTTCGCTGAGCACTGTACCCGTGCGTTGTAACTGATTAAGGGCGTTAAGCTGGCGTCGTGCTTTCAATATGCCAGCATCCGCTTTACTGACAGCGTCGCGGGCGCGCTCAAATGAACGCGCCTGACGCTCGAGATTTTTGATCGCCCCCTGCGTTCGCTGGATGGAGTCACCAAACTGCCCCATCAGGCGGCGGGCGTTTTCGGCAGGCCGGGTCAGCCTGTCAACGGCGCTGAAAGCGACCCGGATATCAAGAGTCTTCATTATCTGCATTCCCGCTGCGAAGTGCCGCCCGCTCACGCCAGCTAACCACTTCGCCGGGCGTCATCATGAAGATTTCGGCGGGCGACCAGTTAAAAATAACGGCAATATCTGCCACAAAGTCTTCTATGTGCTCAAAGCACACAACCGTGATCAGGCTTCCGTCGCCTGTTCGTTCTTCCCGCCAGAGTCCGCACCGCTCAAAAAATTTACGGCAACCACACATAACTGAATAAAGTCACGGGATGCCATTTTTTTGATCGTCACTTCATCCAGTCGCGGTGATGTCACGCGTGACAGCAGCGTAAACATGGATTCCGCTTTCAGATTCAGCACATCAGACAGCGACAAATCTCGCAGAGATCCAGCCTGCTCAATAGCCCCGGTGATCTCCACATACGTGATTTTTTCGCCGCCTCGCTCAATTGGTTGGGTAAGTTTTACGCCACGCTCACTGGTTTCTTTCACCGTGTCAGCAACTACCGTGTTTTCGGTATCGATGTTTTTCGTCTCTTTCATCAGGAAACTCCTTGCAGTCAGAGGCGACGCACTGCGCCGCCTGCATATTACTTATCAGCCAAGCCCAAGCGCGGAACGGATGCGATCGGGCACAATGTCCTTGCCGTCCTTCCGGTAAATGAAGTTCAGCAGGTCAATCTCCCACAACGGGCGATCGTTAACACTCAGCTTGTAGTAGGTGTTTTTAATGGCGTAAGTGTGTGATGTGGCTTCGCCCTGTTTGGCCTCCCCCATATCAATTTCCGTCACACGTCCGCGCATTTCGACTTCATACAGGTCGCTTTCTGCATCGGTGTAGTATTCACCCGCAAAACGCAGCAGCGTGCCGTCAATCGTGCCGCCATACTTAAGGAACAGCTCACGAACTGCGCCCCCCATGACAAAGCTCGCATCAAGCGCGGAGTCGTCCAGACCGAGATCAATACTTACCGCACCCATCATGCCGCCCCCCCGGTAGCTGTCGGTTTTGCGCGTCAGCTTAGGCAGAGTGACGGACGTCACCTTACCCACTTCGTTTTCACCATCCACAAACAGCGTAAAAAAGCGAAGATGTTTTGGCACAGCCATCAGGCACCTCCCAGCGCCGCAAATGCGGGTTCAAAGTATTCATCAGTAAACGTCTGGTAAAGCTCCATGTCTTCCAGTGGCGGAACGGGCGTATATTTGTAGCGAATACGCACACGCCCCTGACGTAAATCCGTGGTGCTGTTATCCACCACGTCATACCAGCACTCCGCGCCAATCAGTCTCCCGGCAGTAACCAGTGAATCCAGTTTTGCCCTGATGGCACTGATAACATCCTTCACGTTCGCAGGTGTCAGTGGACTGTCGATGGTTTCAAACTGCGCTTCCGCAATTGAATCAGCCAGCACCTGTGCGGTTCGGGTATACACCTCAAAGATGTAGGCGTTCGTTTCCGGTGTGCGGTTGCCCCAGAAGCGGAACCCGTTGCGACGAATAATGGTCGTGATTTCTTTGTTGTTAAGGCTGTTGGCATCACTGTCTTCGGCCTGCAACGACCAGAAAACATGCCTCGACATCCCCAGCACATTTTTAACCGGAACGTTGGACAGTGATTTGTGCCATCCCTGCTCATGGTCAATGTACGCACGAAGGCCGCACGCATAGGCAGGCGCGGGGAACGTTTCGTTTTTACCACTTTTCGGGTTGTAGGCGATGAAGTCCGGCCATAAGAGCATCACCTCACGTTCGTTGAATTTCTGGCGGTAGGTAATCACCTCAGCCATCGTGTTACAGCCGTGACATGAGGCATACACAAACGCGCGCAGTTTACCCGCAATCACGCACAGGGATTTTGTTACCGCCTCCGTGTCCAGCTCCGGCGCAGCCAGAATACGCGGACGGTATCCGATGCTTTCATCCTGCTCTGCAACAAGCAGCGCATACATCCCCGTATAGCTGCCGTCAGATTCAGAACCACCGATAACCAGTTGATCCTGTGTCTTTCCGTCTTCTTCTTTGTGTTCAGCCACGCGAACGACGATCACCTTTGTGCTCACCTGGTCTGCGATAGCCTTAAGCGCACGATAAAGCGTCCCCGTTGTCCCGCATTTTCCCAGCACGTCATTGACGCGGGTCAGCAGTGTGGGCTTGTTCAGCGGGAACAGCTCCGCGTCCGCATCATCCGCCGTTGCCACGATACCGATAACACTGGAATCAACATCATTAATCGCTGTTACCAGGTCGGTACTTTCCGTAACACGGGCACCATGAAAACGAGTTTCACTCATAGCTTCAGCCCCTTGTATCCGTTAAATGATTCGGCAACAATCATCACCCACCACGCGCGTAATCTCACCCCTGCGCCGTTCTCCCGATTCGACGACAACAAAAAGCAGTAACCCCCTCCACACGCACATGCGACCATGCCGCACAGGGAGGGAACAAATGACCGACACCACCATGCAATTGCTCAGTCAGGGCACAGACCCCGTGAAAATGCCGGATTTTGATATTCTCGCGGAGGGTAAAACGTTGTCAGGCGTGGCAGAGCGCCTGATGAGCCTGTCACTGACCGACAACCGGGGATTTGAGGCGGACCAGCTCACCATCACGCTGGATGATGCGGATGGTCAGTTGCAGCTACCGCCACGGGGCGCGCGCCTGACGGTTCTCATTGGCTGGAAAGGAGAACCGCTGACAGAAAAAGGCACTTGTAGATTCAATCTGTCAATGCAACACCCCTTTCAATTATCTCTTTCG